CTGTGTTTTAACACTCTCTTCTTTGACATTCTTTTTATCTTTCTGTAGTGCCATAAGTTTGTCAGCAACATCACCTACATGTTTAATTAGTTGTCCTGCAACTTCATATGCACGTGGATGATCAGATGACATAGCAAGATCAAGTGCACCATTAACTGCCTCTTGTCCTTTGTCAATCAAAGAGTATAAGTTGCCTCTAGCATACTCATAGTCCTTAATTACATCATCACCCTCATCTTTTTTTAGATGTAGTTTGTTAGTCTTTGGAACTACCTCTGTTTCTGTAGTCTTATCAAACCAATCTTGATTTAGTCCTTCTTTACTCATAATAAGATACCGTCTCACTAAATCCAAAGTCGTCACCACCTGTTAATAAATTATCGTCATTAACATCTATGAGATCAATTGGTGTTCCTGCAGTTGCAGCAGCTGCCTTTGTTCCGTTCTGTGCTCTACGCACTGACAATTTATTTGGAGATGTTTTACTCTTGACATACAAGACTTCATTACCAATTTCAATGTATGATTGAGTTGGTATGTTAGTATAATCAAGAACTTCTATAGTAAGATTTCTTGAATTGATTGCTTGTGTAAGTTCTGTAGTTCCATCTTGATCTTTGTCGGTAAGTGCCTTTGGTTGTACCTGATAAGCAACCTGTCTTGTAGTAGCAACGTCTTTCATATCTGTGTATATGTCTGCCTTTGCTTTCTTGATTGGTGCTTGAGTTCCTACAGGTCCGAAGATGTATGCTTTGACAGTGAAGTTCATCGTAATCAAAGTAATCTTCTTTTCATCAAAAGATCCTTCATAGTCATCACTATAATTGATGCTATTCAATATAATAGGAACGTCTCTAAAGTCTTGCATATCATCAACCAACTTAAGAGTCATTTGATATGAGGGTTGGAATATAGGAACTATCTGTTCTATTATTTCTAATGCTTCGTCGTTTGTTTTTGATATAACATTAAGCTCAAAGTCAATGTTATAAGGGACAGGTGTAAATTGTTTTTTAACTGCATTTGCTGTATTTGCTTTTAGTGTAAGAGTTGTGGGTGCAAGTTTTCTACCCGCATCATATGAAATACCTGTCATTTCAAATGACAAACGTGGAACTGTGATCGCAACCTTCTGGTTTAGATCTGCCTGTTGTTCTAGTCTTGCTAAAAATTTCTGTCGAGGACCATATGCCAAAGGCACTTTCATCCTACTATATACTGATCCGTCTTTATTTTCTTTCCTACATTCTATATTATTAAAGAGTGTACCAAATCCAATGACACACTTTCTAAGAATTTTGTTATACGTGTATGTTCCTAACATAATTTTTAAACCAATCCAAATGGGTTGCCTTCACTAAAGTCAATGATATCGTCACCAAAGTTTTCAAAGGTTACGCTCTCTGAATATTTAGGATCAGCAGTTGCTTGCTCATCTCTATTATCCAAAACTATCTGTGCTCCAGACTCTGATCCTACAATTAACTCACCAATAGCAAATGTACCAGTGGGTGTTTTAAGTTTTACAAATCCTTCGTCTGCATTCCATTCAACTAGGTTTGCAGTTGTTCCAGTTGTGCTACCAGTAACAGTTTCTGGAACTGTAAAGGAACCTGTAATTCCTACAGGAGCAGCAGTGAACGATGCAGATGCAGAGGTATAACCACTGCCACCGTTAGTAATATCTATAAGTCTTACACTCTTGTAACCAAATCCACCAGATAAAATATTAATTTCTGTCAATGTTCCATTGGTAAAAGTAGGTATTAAGGTTGCTGCGATACCACCCGCATCAGGTGCCGACACATTTAATGTTGTCCTATCTTCATCATATCCAGATCCACCATCTACAATATTGACAGATCTTATTTGTCCCTCTTTAACTGTTGCTCTGATAACAGCAGATGCTACAGGTGATCCACCACTCAGAGTTATATTGACCAAGAATGCCTCTGCAGCTGCATCCTGTCCATCACCAGTAATGGTAATTGTAGGAACTTCATTGTACTTACTACCATTATCACTGATGAATATATTAGTAAGTGCACCATTACTTACTACAGCGTTTCCAGTTGCAGTAACACCATTAGTTGTAAGATAGTAATGCTTGACAGTGTAACCGTAATCTACGAGTTCCTCATCACTATCAAATACATCTCCTTTCTCGTCACTGTATTCAAATAGTTCTGCTTTCAGTTTGTATACGTAACCTTTACCTAACTGATAGAATGGTTCTTCATGTTCTACAAACTTTATCTCAAAGTAATTACTTGTTAATGGAAAATATATTAGATCTCCTTCTTGTGGTCTTTCTGGTGCTTGATAATCTTTATCTAATAGTAGGAATTGAGATATAAGATCTGAAAATCTCTGAGCAGAGATAACCATAGTTATTTCATCTGCCTGTGCTACACCAAACTTGGTAAGTAAATCACCTGCACCTTGGAACCCATCAGGGTTTTCTAGGTATGCTTCTATAATATATCCATCATTAAACTCACCAATAACTTCCTCATTAAACACACCATCCTTTTGTATAATTTCTCTAGGGCAATAAATTATATCCATCCCAAACATTTTGAGATGCTCTTCTACTAGATTCTGTAATAGGAACTGCTCGTTCCTAGTACCATGTGTGAAGTAAGTGTTCCTAGACATTAGCCAATCATATCCATAGGCATGGTTTCATAAACCGTCAACATTTCGTCTTCTAGTTTTTGTACCATTTCTTTACCTTCGTTGTATATAAACTCACCGTTCATAGTAATTCCACCAGGCAACTGTGCTCCTTGGAATTTAATTAAGTTTGCTCCCCACTGTCTTTTGATTAGTGCAGTTACATATCTCTTCATCCAAAGATCATTATATACTGCTGTGTCTGCAGTAGGATCTACAGCACGATAACACTCTAGAACTAAGAAGTCATCGGTATTGACATCTGTTTTCCAGTCTAGATCTAAGTAGAGTTTGTTTCCTCTTAACTGAAATCTTGTTTGTTTTTGCCCTTCCAATAAGAAATATATGTCTTCCAATCTGCGGTTGACCATCTCATAGGTCAATATTTCTGTGTTAGTTAGATCCCAAAGATCATTTAATCTCCACTGATATCTAACATCAAATAAGTTAGTTACGTTCTTAGATACAAATGGGAATACCTTAATAACACTAGTGACATACTCAGGCATCTTTACATAATTATTCTGTTCTGAATAATCAACAGCAAGAGCATTAGAGGTAGCAGCTGCAATAGTCGTAGTAGTATCAGTAACCATGTTTTCACGCATGGCTTCACTCCACTTAATTTTTACGTGGGTTCTGATGTATCCATCACTATTTCTCTCATTATAAAATTGAATAGCATCATCTATAAGATCATCTATCTGATCATCTTCTATGTTTATTTCAAGGACAGGAGCACCGTTTTGACGTAGTGCATAATCTATAAGTCCTTGCCTTGTTGAAGCTTTAGCCATGTTAGGTAGGATTAACGTTGAATCTAATTCTTACATAATATGTAGTGTTAGCACTAAGGTTAACAGCACTTGGCAGTATATATTGTGTCAAGTTTGTTGAGTTACCTAGAGACTGGTGAACAATAGTTGCAAATGTATTTGCAGGTGAGAACTGCCAATCACTAGATGAATGCTGATATCCACTCTTCATTGCAATAGGATCAACAACAATTGTTGGGTTAAATGCAGGTGTTATTGTTTGAATATCTGGTTGGTCAACAAGTGGGGTAGAGAAACTTACTGCCGATGTAAATGCACTTTCTAGTCCATTGTTATCCCTAAACTTAACTTGCACAGAATATGTTTTATCAAATTCTAGAGTACCACTTGGTACAGTAAAGGTTGTTAAATTACCAGTATCACCATTTACAAATGTGTTAGTTGTATCATACACAGTCACGTTGTCCACAACTCTTCTTATTCTCCAGAAAGTAGAGAAATGAGTTGATCCTGCATACTCAGAAACATATGCTGAAGTGGTAATAACAGGTTGTCTAGAAAGAGTTTTGCTAGTATCAGTATCAATAAATGGAGTTACAGATGCAGGTGCAGATACAAACTCTGATTCGTTAACAGTTAAGGTAGCAGAATTTGATGTAACTGTAGTTGCTGCAGCATTAGTTAGTACACAACGGAATTGTTCTGCAGGAGTTGTTGGATAAGATGTTGTAGGTGTTGTATAAGTTGCTGAGTTTGCACCAGAGATAGAATTGAAATTGAGACCATTATCAGTTGACTTCTCCCATTGGTATGATATTACATCACTAGTAATTTGTGCTCCAATATTAAATGTTGCAGTGCCACCCTCAATAACAGCTTGTGACTGTGGTTGAGTTTGAATTGTTATGACACGTAAAACAGTTAATACTGCAAAGTTGGAAGTTAATGCAGCTGCTGCTCCAACCAAAGAAACAATACAACGATAACGATCAGCACCATCAGTTGCATATACCAACGTTGGTGTAGTATATGTTGCAGAAGTTGCACCACCAACATTCACAAAGTTTGCTCCACCGTCATCAGATCTTTCCCACTGATAAGTTGGTGTACCACTACTTGTAGATGCAGTTACCGTAAATGTTGCAGTACCACCTTCATTGGCAGTTGCGTTTGATGGGTCTGCTGTAATAGAGAATGTTCTTAAAACTGTAAGAGTTACAGCATTTGTTGTA